CTTACCTAGGCGCGAAAGGTAGGCTTTAATAATTTCGTCTTCTGTCATGTTTTATATGCTCCTTATAGGGTGCTATGCTTCCGTTTGTAAAGACGGATTGCCTGCGCTGCCGTTTATAAGCAAGCGCGAAAGCCTATATTTTATTTATTCCGCTAATTCAAATCAACTCCATGAACAGCAACCTGTTCCTGATCGGCTCCCTTGGATCTTTGTATTGTCACCAGGAATCCATTATCTTCACGAGAGATTGAATATCTCGTCCTTCCCTTTGGCTGGTATCCCATTGATTGAGATTCTCCAATCATGGAAAGCATGCTTTCAATAGAGTTTCTATCTTTACTGGTAATCCGAAAATTGGCTGAATAAGACATTTTATATTTCATTTTAATTCCTCCTTCTTTCTTTTATATCATCAGCCACCAACTTGTTAATCAGCTTTAGGGAATACTCTCCCCATTGCTCCATTGCTATCTGTACCGCCTTCTTATATGTTACGCCCTCTTTCTTAGCCATCTTCCTAAGATAACTTTCAGTAATTCCAACTTCATCTAATTGCTTTGGGTGTGTCATATCCTCTTTCTTTCTTTCATTCGCGCAATCTGTAAGGACTGCGCTGCCGTTTGTTAGGCCATCCCGATAGGGTTTGACCTCTCCTCCCCTCAGTAACGAGGAGAGACGAGGGAAAACTATTTCCGTTTATTCCTTGGCCATACCATAACTACAAACAAGGCTAGGAGGACACCATGCAGCATCCCAAGTGAATAGAGTTGTGCGCTCATCTCCACTTGTCCTTCACAATGATTGCCCCATCTAGTCCTTCCTGCTTAATCCATCGCATCGCGCCATCGTATGATGAAAAGCGCGCTTGATACCTTCCCGTGCAATCTATGACTATAAAACACTGGCTCATATGCTTTCCTCCTTCATGTTTATATTGATACCCAAGCTTTCAAATATAGTTTCGTATGCTTCCTGCCTGCATGTCGCCTCAAATTGCAGGCAAGGCATGCCGCCGCCATATTGATCCTTATTGTCGAAAACTTCGACGAGGTAAGTTTTCAAGCTTTCCCCTTTCCCATGATGAAGTCATGCGCTGCCTGTGCCTTGGCGGCTGCATAGAATATCATCTTGGGGTCATTCTTCAGGACCTTTGACCAATTTTGGCAGTAAGCCACAGCGTTTTCCTCAACCTCCTCACGATTGATACCGGATGACTGACAGAGGAACTGCGCGCCAATTTCTGCCACTAGCTCCTCCTTCGCATACTTCTCGCTTCCAAAGTTTCCGCCAAGATCGCGTTCTAGTCGCGACTCGTGGCCCGTTGCATGCGTCAATTCGTGAAACATTGTGTCATAGTATGCGCTCGCGCTTGTCCAGTGCGCTGTTTTTGGCGGCATGTTCACAATATCTTGGCTAGGGATATAGCAAGCGCGCGAACCGTCCACTATCTTAGGCGCACGCGGCATGCGTTTAACTATCTCATCAGCTTCCACAATTTGAGCCACTGGTGCAGCGGCTGCCTCACGCTCAGGCATGCCGTCACACTGAGAAGCATTGAACACTGTATAGTGCTTCATGAAGCGAAAAGTTTTCGCCTTCTCGCCTGCTGTGCTTTCTCCTCCTTCACTCTCTCCACTCTTTTTGATTGTGGAATAGAATATGACTGGCCAGCCCTTCTCACCCTTCTTAACTTGCGCGCCTAGTGCGGCGGCTTGTTTGTAGGTTAAGAAACGCGGATCGGGATAATGGCTCGCCAAGTTTAACACCAGCGCGTTGACTCCCCTATATTCGCTGCCGCTGATTGCATTATGCGCGGCAACACTGCGCCAAGGTTTGCGCCAAGGTATTTCACCCTTGCCTAGTGCTTCCACAATCTTCTCGACTATCCTGTTTGTATCTTCTGTTTTCATAGTGTGTTTCCTTTTCTTTTTCTTTTATGCCTTGGGCAATCCGAGCGGATTCTCCCTCGACAATTTACAATCTATACAATCCGCTTGCATATGTCAACAGTTTTTATTTAAGGCAAAGTATGCTAGAAGTAAAACTTATGGATGAACCAGCGGACTCCACCGCACCTATCGTGAAGAATGGCAGGCCGTCACCCTATAGCGAGGAGATAGGCGCGCGCATCATTGAGGCAGTGCGCGGCGGATTAACTTTAGAGCGCGCAGCGGAGTATGTCGGGCTGAACCCTTCCACCGTGCAAGGATGGACGGAAAGGCGCGCAGAGTTTGGGCGGCTCATAAAAAAGGCTAGGCGCGAACATGAGTTGAGTTTGCTTCGCAGCGTGGAAGCAGCCGGTGAAAAGAGTTGGCAAGCGCGCGCCTGGTGCCTTGAGCGAATCTTTCAATACGCCCAACCCTCTGCCCGTCTGCAAGTTAGCCAAGATGTCACCCATGGTATCAGCGGGAACTTGGCGCAATTGTTGGCGGGGATAAGGGGAAGGAAGCAAATCACAGCGAGTCCTGAAAAGCGACAAATTGAAAGCAGTCATAACTACATTGATATCCAACCAGTTGCTACCAAACCAGAAAACCATTTGTCGAATAATAAGTATTGTATCAACAAGACCAACTCTGTTGAGCAACAACAAGATACACAAGCAAAAACTCCTAAAGTTCGTCACAAGCGAATGAAACTTCGCAAACCTAGAGCAGAGTCCTTGGCCAAGTATCCGCCCACCACCACGCCCCCCCTACCGCCCCCAGCCGCCGTTTAATACGCATAACCCCCCCCAAATAATTGTGGCTCAAAACAAAAAGAGGTCTTAACTCGCATCTATGCCAAAGCCTCCAAAACGCAGTCAAGAAGAGATACTAGAAGACCTTTCTAAACCAGCCAACTTCGCCGCTAACGCATTGGGCATCAATCTGTATGACTGGCAAAGAAAGGTGTTACGCGATTTAGAACCCAAGGACTGTCGCGTAGCCCTGCGTGCAGCCAACGGCTCCGGCAAGACCAGCACCGTAATTGCAGCCGCTTTGATATGGCACGCGCTCGTTTACCAGCGTTCAATTGCTGTCACAACCGCTGGCGTGTTCCGTCAGGTGGAATCACAACTCTGGCCTAGCCTGCGCCATCACATTTCTAAACTCGGCGGGGCATGGGAAGTGACATCTGGCGAGATCCGCTACCTCCACCCTAACGGCAACACATCACGCATTATAGGCTACTCAGCGACGGATGCAGGGCGTGCTGAAGGCTGGCACGCTGAAGACCACGATTCTCATCCATTGCTGATGGTGGTGGACGAAGCCAAGACCGTAGCCGACCCGCTGTTTGAGGCTATCAGCCGGTGTCAACCAACTAGGCTTTTGATCGCATCCAGCCCAGGCGGAACTAGCGGCGCGTTCTACCGAGCGTTTACCAAGGAGGCAAATATGTGGAGTAAGCACGCTGTCACCGCCTTTGACTGCCCCCACATCACACCAACGCAGATTGAGGAAGTGGTGCAGCGGTATGGCGAGAAACACCCGCTGACCCGCTCAATGGTCTACGGCGAGTTTGTTGACATAGGGGCGGAGAGTTTGGTTATTAGCTTGACCCAGTTGCAGAACTGCCACAACCAACCCCCCGACTTTAAGCCTGGAACCCGCAGAGCAGGCGTAGACTTTGCTGCTGGTGGCGATCAGAACGTGCTTTGCATAAGTGACGGCAACAAGGTGCTACCCATGATCGCATGGCGCGAAAGGGATACGATGTCTGCGGTGGGTAGGTTTATTGTGGAATTTAAGAAAGCTGGGTTAAAGCCAGAGGATATCTATGCGGATGCGAGTGGCTTGGGTATGCCGATGTGTGATGCGTTGGCTGAGGCGGGCTGGGAAGTTAACCGAGTTAACTTTGGCTCTACCGCCTACGACACCGATGCGTATACCAATAGAGCAGCCGAGATGTGGTACACGATGGCCAAGAAGATTGAAGCGGCTGAAGTCATACTGCCTGAGGACGAGGACTTAACCGCGCAGTTAACTTGTCGGCGCACGATAACCAACAGCAAAGGCAAGCTGGGGGTGGAGTCTAAGGACTCGATGCGGTCGAGGGGACTAGCCTCACCCGACCGAGCCGATGCCCTTGCTTTGTGTTTAAGTGGTGGCAATGTTAACCTTGACTTGACTTTCCCCACCGAGCGTCCAACTTGGCGGATGTTAAGTCAGATCATGGCGGAGGCGAGTGACCCCGTTATGGCTGGCTTTGACGCAGGAGGATAAACACTATGAATATATGGAACTGGATTACCGCAAACTGGCAAGAGATTGTCGCCGCTGTTGGTGGCGTTGTCTTGGCCGCACGCATCATTGTTAAACTTACCCCCACCCCCGCTGACGATTCTTTCTTGGAAAAGATTGTGTCTTTCCTAAAGACAATCGGGCTAAATATCAAATAATCTTTTGTGCTGCGTGCAATCCTTGAGATCATCGCAGCCGTGTTTCGCATCATCCCAGGTTGGAAAGATAAGCGCACCCAGAACCTTGAAGGCGATTGGCGCAAGAACCGTGATGCTATTGACCGCGATTTGCGTGGTGAGTCTTGGTGGTTGCGCAACAACGACACCAGTAACAAAGACTAGCGGAGCCGTCGAAGAACTTATGAAAGATCCCAACTACGCTGAAGTGCGGCAATCCACTCCCGCAGTCAAAGAATGGTCTAGGCGCGCATTGCATTACGTAAACGACTTGTCGCTGGAACTAGGTAGGGAGCGTAACAAATGAGCGATAAATACACCCGCCGCACTGAATATCACGACCGCATCATTGACAGCTTAAACCAGCGCGAGACTTGGGAGAACCGCCAGCGGTTGTTTTACCAAGCCAGATACTTTGGGGTTAGGCGCAAGACTAAACCTTGGCCTACCGCCGCTGACCTTCACGTTCAGCTAATTGACGGCGCGATTGAGAAGCTAAAACCTAGCTTCGTCAACAGCGCAATTGGCAATGACATCCTTTCCAGCTTCGTCCCGATGCGCCAGCAGTTAACCCCGATTACCGTATCTGCCGAGCGTTGGTTTGATTACAAGATGCGCGAGCAGTCTAACTTCCAGAAAGAGATTGTTTCGGTCATCGACAACTTGCTTCTCTACGGGCGTGGGTTAGCCAAGGTAGTCTGGAACGAGGACAAGAAGCAGATTGCCTTTGAGGCAATTGACCCGTTCCACGTGGTCGTACCGGCTTACTGCAAGAACTTGGCGGATGCAGATTTCATCGTTCACATCATTTCTATTTCAGTCGACAGCTACAAGACCAACCCGCTTTACAAGCAGGACAAGGAATTTGTCAAACGCATCAGCGGTAAGGTTAACGAATCGGTTGGCTTACGCAGCGAGATTCAAGATGAGATTTACAGGCGGGAGGGGATTACGCAGGAGTCGGGCAATGATACTATCATCTTGTGGGAACTTTACACCCCGTCCAAGGACGGCTGGAAGGTTGAAACCTACAGCCCGCTGGATGTGGAGACGGATGTTAGAAAACCTTTCACCTTACCCTACGAACACGGCGAACCACCTTTTGTCGATTTCCCCTATGAGTTGACAGGGGGCGGTTGGTACAGTCCCAGAGGAGTCGCAGAAATCCTCCTCCCTGGTGAGAACCTGCTCAACAAACTCAAGAACTCATTGAGCGACTACGTTGAACTGGCCAACCGACCCGTCTTTGAAGCACAGAATCCGATCTCGCTCAACACCTCCAATCTGAAGATGCAGCCTGGGCAGATCCTGCCCCAAGGCTTAAAGCCCGTACAATTTAGCCAACCACCCTTCGACTTCCAGCGTTTGATGATGGAGGAGAAGATGTCGGCTGAACAGCGCATGGGACAGTTTGATATGGGT